CACCCGCAGCCATCATGCCAACACCCAATACTTTATCAAAGCCACTCTTCTTTTTCTGAAGTGTAGTCTGTTGTGGTGTAAACAAAGTTGAGAAATCTGTAACGGCACCTGTTGCCTTCTGAGCTTTAAGGAAGGGGTCGTTTTGCTCTTCAATGAACTCTTGATACTCAAAATCTTTACGGGCTTGTTCTTGAGCCTGTTGCAAAGCGCCAACATCCATTTGAGTTTGAGCCTGCCCTAGCTGTCTATTATAGACATCGGCATCTGCTCCCGCTTCCAGACCATATAGTTGTGCCATCTGATTAGCTTCTTGTGCAGCTAAACTACGCTCGTCTAAAGCTCCCTGATATGCTTGTTTTTGTAGGCCGCCTTCAATATCAGCCAACCCCATAGCATATGTACCAAGGGCATCCGTTCTTAGAATGTCAGCACGACTGCCGCCATAACCACCAGCGCTTCCAGCAGCTGCTCCGCCTATATCCATAAGACCTTCTTTAAAAGCACGTTCTGCGGCAAGCTTTTGAGCGCCTTCAGAACCAGCCAACAACTCACGTTGAGCAGCAATATCTTGTTGTGTTAACGGTTGATATGCGCCTGCTGCAGTTTGACGTAAACCAGCAATACCCTGTTGTATTCCTTGTAAACCTTCAGCCCCTTGCCCAGCAACACCAAGCGCTGCTTGCTGACCTGCTACCTGTGGGTCTGTAAACCCTGCAATTCTTGAGTCAACACCAAAACCTTGATAATCTAATTCACCTGCTTGAATTGCTTTATCAATAATAGGTCGAAGAGCCTTGCCCTCTTTTGCAAGACCCCTAATTAAATTACCACCAGTAGTAATCTTTTTTGTTCCACCGCTAAAAAATCCCATAGCTACTCAGTTCCTTCTAATACTGTTTGTATAACTTCTGTTGAGTTAATTTCTTCTGGCTGTTTTTTAGTGCCAAACTTTAGTTGCCTAATTTTTTTTCTCAATGCTTCTAATCTAGCAGTACCTGCGGCTTCATCTCCATTGCCTAAAGCAACGACTTGGTCACGGTCTACAATATATTCGTCCTTGCTAATTAAAGCTTGGTTAATCTGTTCGTCGCCCTCGACTTCATATGATACATTATCAGACATGCCATCCCCAGTCTCTGCAGTTACAAGACCTCTAAAGCTTTCATCTGGATTCTCTACGTTAGGCATCATGCTGTCTAAGACTTCACCGCCTGCTTGAGAGGAACCATTACCAATTGCTGCTACAGTGTGTGCGTCAATAACAAAGTCACCACCTGTAAGCATACCACCCTCTTCCATCTTTACTTCGCCACCATACTGAAAAGAAGGAGCAGAAGGCATGGGAGGTGTAGGCATAGGTTGTTGTTGAGGCATTGCCTGCTCTGCCATAATAGGAATCAAAGACTTTAAGTCAAACTTACGCTGAAAGCCAGACATGTCTTCTGCCATGCCCTGCCCCCTTAATTGTAATAAATTTCTAAGTCCTTCGTACATTGTCATATTATACTATAAAGTACCCTTATATACCAGTCTATTAATTAAAATCAACCCAACCAGTTCCATCAACATAGCCCCTAAACTTAGAAGCACTAATTGAATATGCAACATTACCATTAGCAGGCCTACCAATCTCTGATGTAGACACTACGGTATAAATATTAGTAGCAGGCGCAGCAGCTACTTTAATATCTTCGTTGTCTAGCTCACGGGTTAATTCGTTAGCCCATGCTATCATTGTTTTCTTAAACTCTTCAATTTCTGCTTGAATGTTAAGAGTAAATCTAGGATAATTAGCCATTATCTCTGACCATCTTGTTGCAGAGATAACCTAACAGAACCCCAACGCCAGCCGCCATTACCTGTAGCAGATACCCTAACAGAGGATTCTCTGCCTCTGGCACGTAAGTTTACCTTATTAGTGTTTTCACCTATAGTATAAGGACCCTTTTCTTTTTTCGTAGAGTTAGGATACTCACGAGTTGTTATAAAGAACTGAAGAGTTTCGTCATTAGTAAATGTATAATCTGGAATGACTCTATCTACAAACATTATTTCATTTCCTTTATCAAGCTCAAACTGTGCTGACTCTAGGAAAGAAGAAAGATTTTTGTTGTTGCCCGTGTAGATTCCATTAGGCTCGTTGTTGTATACATTCATACTATCCGTTGCAGAGACACGCCCAATTGTAATTGTATTGTCAAACGTATTCCTATCTTGGAAAACAGTTACAATGCCTTCTTCAAAAAGTTTACCATATACCCATGTATCTTCTTCGTAGTTGTAGATAACATAACCATTAGGCTCGTCAGAGCCAGCCATGGGATACAACCAAATAATTTCTTTAAACTCAGAGTTAAGACCTGCGTAAACCTTTTCTTTTTGTGTCATGTTGAAATCGTTAAACAAGTACCTACGGACGGTGCAGTCCATTGTTCTTACACGACCATCATACATATAGAAGTTATTGTCACCCATCCAATAGGAAACACCATCAACATCTACGCAAGCATGTGTACCAATAAGGCCACAGTTAGAACCGACCTGAGTAAAGTTAAAGGTAAACGGAGAGCCTACAAATGTTTGTGTATACATTGCTTGGTCTGTCCAAAGATTAATAGCATTACGAGAACGTATAGCACCTATAAGAGAGGAGCCTTCTGTTAACAAAACTTCACCAGATGTGTTAGCGGCAGATGGCGCCCATTCCCTGAAGTCATTCTGGTCAGCCCAACGTACCGTCATCGGGTTAATAGGTGCGCCAGCAGAAGTGCCAAACTCTTGTGCGCCATATAAAATAGTATGCCTATCATTTGGAGACACAAGAACATAGTTTCCCAATGGGCAGGTGTCTACAACAGAAGCACGAACAGGAACAACAGAAGCATCTGTTTCAAAGTAATTAATTTTTTCGCCTCGACGAAGAGCAATCATGTCTTCGCCCCAGTTATCTAAGGTCCACATGGCTCCTAAGAAAATAATATCAGACTCTTCAGCTGCTTCGTTCCAGGCTCTTACCCCTGGAATTGTAACCGCACCAGCATTATAAACACCAGCACCATAACCAAGCCCCTGAATATTATTAGATTCTTGATTAGCCAATAAAATATTAATGGTTCCAACAGTACCGCCTACATTTGAAGCAGTGCCAACAGCTGCAGCATTAGCAGAAACATAAAAAGTATTAGCACCTGATACACTAACAACAGCTTTTGTTCCATTTACGCTGGTGCTTTGAAAAGTATTAATATTATTGAAAACAACTCTATCAGAAACACTTACGTTATTGTTTGTCAGGCTAACTTTAACAACAGTTTCTCCGTCTGTAGTATAGAAGTTATTAGCTACAGAAACAACTGTAGTTACTGGAGTAACATCATATTGAGACTCGTTCTGTGTGACGTATAGCTGAGTATTTGTACCATAGCCCTGATACTTACGTGTATTATTGTCTGACCATGTAATCAAGTCACGAGCAAAACCACTTACAACATCGTCCGTAAATTTATTATACCCTCTTATGTTTTCTGGTTTCTTATCACGAAAACGTACACGGTTACCATCAAACCATTTACCCTGCTCAGCATAACGGGTTGACTCTCTGTGAAAGCCAGGTACAAAGTCTATTAAAAATAATCGTGTATCTGTTGATGCCATTATTTAATAAGTCTTGTTTCAACTTCTCCCGCCTTGGCTAAGTCCAACAGTTCGTCCTGTTGTGTTGCCACTACATTTCTAAAACTTTCAACAGCACCTGCTGTGTGTCTAGCAGCATTTGTTTGAGCCACCATAAGAAGGGGAAGCATTGTAATAGCGCACCCCCACTCTTCTACTTCTTTTCCCCCTTGGGGATTTTTGCCTGCTAGTTTTGTAAACCAAGCGCAGTCTAATTGTTTACACGGTTCAAAGTTATTTAATGGACAACCGTTCTTAACTTTTAATTCCATTTATTAGTCCTTTTCGCATACAATAAAGTTAACATATTTAACATCTAAATCAAATGAATCTGTAATGCTTACTGTGTGCGAGTGGGGAGATTGACCTGAAAGGCTGTGACTGTGGCCAGCACCGCCGCCTTTAGAGCCTGTGCTGTCGCTTCCGATTACACGGTCATCAGACGAGCCAGGGTTATACGCTACACCAGTATCTGAAGGGTCACGCAGGGTGATTGAGTGGGTGTGAGGGGGTATCTGGGCAATCGTTAAGGTTGTTAGTGCGGTGCTTCCTGATAAAGAAGTGGTGCCTGTGTCGCCTTGAACTGAAACAGTAATAGCCGTATTAAACACAGAGTTAAATTCATTTGCGCCGCCTGTTTGTGCGCCGCTGACAGCAGCATTAACAATTCTAAGGGCTGCTCCATTGTGCGCCGAATCTGTAACCGCTGTCCAGCCTACAGGAGCAGCATTATTTTCAAAAGGAATGCGGGTTCCTGGAGCAAACCCAGTAAGTTGCATTGAGTTTGTTCCATCAAATGCAACCAGAGAGGGCGAATTAGGGTAAACAGCTTCAGAAGAATTACCTGCCTTTAAAACTACAGGATGTCCTCCCGTGGTTTCATTGCCCACAAAATAAATTTTTTCTGCATTGGGGGCCACAACAGTACAGGGAGAAGTTAATGCACCTGTAAATCTTAATCCTAAGTTACGTGCTTGGTCAGGTGTTCCATCATTAGCGCTAAGACTAATAGATGCTGCAGCGTCAATGCTGACTGTTTCATAACCAGCAACAGCGTCATCCACAAGGTCGATAACATTTTGATTAAGCTTAAGACCCCAAGTGTTGGCGTTCTCGCCATCACCCTGTTTTTCTAATCTAGTTCTAGTTGTGTATGTCGATGCCATTGTTTAATCCTTTTGTTTACCTAATAAGCTTTGAACTGTATCTGTTTCATATATTCGAATACATACCCAGACAAGTGATGCTAATGCGGTTACGCTTGGTAAGAATTGAAAGAAAGCGCCAGCTGTCACACCTAATGCGCCTATATCCATGATTGCTTTATCACCTTCTGGTATCATTTTATTATCCTTGTTAGACTACAATTGTTTTATTATACATCAAAAGTCTTTTATAGGCAATACAACTTGTTTATTAATCCCAAGTAGCTGCCTTATCTACAATTCGTAACTCAGCAGTAGGTTCGGTTATTCTAAGCTCTTTTCTTATTATATCTATGTCCTTTGTTAAATTGTCTTCAAAGACATACGAGTGAAAGTTAATATCTTTTTGCCTTTTATATACATCTCTAATTGCAAGATACATTACTTTAGCCGCAGAGGGTTGTATTAACATTTGCCTAGCTAGCCCTACAAAAACAATAAAGGCTAATCCAAAAAAACTACCCTGCCAATAATGTGTAGCTATCGTGGCTCCTTCCCCAAAGCGGGAACGGCTGTATCCAAAAACAACGTGGATAATATCGTGCATGTCTCTTTCACGTGAATCGTACCCATCAGTAAACCCTCCGAAGTCTACTACTGCTTTAGCATAATCAACTTCTTCTGACTGCATGAACTTATAAATTTCTTTACCAAGTGTTCCTTCTTTATGCTTTCCAAGGTTTTTATAGTTAGACATTATATCTGATAAAGTCTTATCTCTTTTTAGCAGCGCAGCATTACTTGGATTAGAAAGAAAGTTAGTCTTTGTCTTTCTGTATCTTTTAGTTCCAAACAAACTTAGTATTTTAAAAATTCTTTTGGGTCTATCAATTTGTGCATCTTTACGTATTCTTGACCAGTGATACAATGCTTTAATAAAATTAATCACGGTACATTCTCACTACTTTTGTATTCTCAGATACAGCAACATCAAGAGTTTCTGAGGTTACTTTGTATGCTTTTCCAGGAGTTAAAACATTACCGCCTACGGTAACAGCGGTACTAAAAATAACATAGCATAGTTCTCCCTGCTTATTAATTGTGGCGGTATTCGTAATATCTCTGTACTCTACAGTCCATGCACTAGGGTCGTCGTCAATACGAAGAAAACACATTAGGTCGCTTCCCTCACTAAATGTCATTTTAGATTCATCGGACAGGGGTGCATACTTAGCAGGCAGTTCTCTGAATGAATCTTGAGTATAAGATATATTATAAAACACATGTATTGAATTAGACACAGGCTCATGTATTGCTCTTACATTTTGTTGGTCAGCTAAAGCATATGTAATGTAGTTTTGAATCTGTTCTGTAGTAACGGTATCTACTAACTTATAAACTATTCGGATGCGTCCTTTAGTCATTAAGTGATTATCACCGCCTCTGATTAAACCAGAAATTGTTGGGTGATAAACAACCTCTCCACCGTTGTGGACTATCTCAAGAACATTGTCCCTACTCATGTAACCACCCTCTTGGATACCAAAAGCAGAAGACACTACCAACTTGTTGTCAGTATTTTCGTTAGGTGCAAATGTTATGTCACTCTTAATAGTCATTACAATGTTTCAGCTTCAACCGCTTCTGGTGCTGTTTCTTTTACTGTTTCAACAAAGTCTCTAACATCTGCAAGCTCAAAGTCGTTATAGGTAAACTCTTGGCCAACTAAATCCCTAAGTGCCTGTGCTTTTGCACTATCGTCTGTGTATGTTTCTTGTACTACAACATCACTACAAACTGTAGGTGCTACTTTAGAGATAGCATCTATAACTTCTTGTGCTGTTACATCTCCATAAGGAACTACATCAAAAGCCATTGACTGGTAATCAATAGCTTCTCTAGCAGTTTCGTCGCTTGAAAAAGAAATAAGCAATTGCTGTGTTTCTTCTATGTATCCTGATACGTATAATTTATAATCCATTTTACTATTATAACCTTTTATTGTTTGTTTGTCAACTATGCACTTCTACCGCCCACAGTTCCGCTTAGTCCACTACCTCCGTTAATAAGGGAAGAGCCTACTTGATAGTAGCCACGAACACCGCCTGAGCCTCCACTACTTGAAGAGGCAGGCTGAAAAACAGTTGCGGCGGCGTTAGTGCCAGCACTGCCGTTAGCCCCTAGGCCGCCGCCAGCCCCGCCTGGCCCTCCTGGCGAGGACGCACCACCAGCGCCTCCTGCAGTAGCTCCGCCTGCACTGCCAGCGCCTCCTGCAGTATTGGTGGGATTTGCGCCGCTGGCAGTGCCACCAGCGCCTCCAGAACTAGAAGTAACACCAGCCCCGCCACCGCCGCCGCCGCCGCCATTTGCTTGTTCTAGGTTAGCTTTTATCCCTACGCTCCAAAAGGAACCACCCCCGCCACCGCCACCGCCGCCGCCATAGACAGAGCCGTTGTTAGTGACCGTGCAGGCAAACTGCCCTCTAAACGCAGGACCTCCCGTTACGCCGTTACTGCCACTACCTGCGGGTACAGAACCGTAAACTGCATTACCACCAGCACCACCATTACCACCTTTACCCTTAATTGTGCCGTTGTTAGTAATGTTAATAACATCACCAGTAACCCACCCTAACCCAGTGGTAAAAGCATAGGTACCTGAAGATGTAGAGCCTATGGTAACCCCTGAGTTGATTGTTACATTTATTGTAGTGTTCCCAGCAGAATACGTACCGCCTTTACTATTCCAAAGGTTGTAGTTATTTGTGTTGCTAGAGATTGTAATGTTAATTGTTACACTAGAAGAAGCACCATAGAAATCAGAGAAGGAAAGGTTAGCCTGTCCTGAAGATGCTCCAATCATAGAGCGGATATCACTATCGTTAATACTTGCTTGAGTACCAGAAGTGCCTCCAACTTCTACGTGCATCTGGTCTAATGTTATTTGTCCACTACTTGGTAGAGCCATTTTCTAACTCCTCGACTTTAACGGTCAACTCTTTAACCGCCTCCACCAGCAAACCAATAACTTGGTCGTACTGAACAGTCTTGTAAGTTTCTCCTTCTTCTCCGTAGAATACAGCTTCGTTTTCAATGACAGCAGAAGGCAATACCTTTTCTAGGTCTTGAGCAATTAAGCCTGCGCTCTTACGGTCATCCTTAAGATAGGTAAAGGTACAGCCGTTTAACTGTGACACTCTCCACAAAGCATTGTCAATCGGTGCAATGTCTTTCTTGAGACGTTTGTCTGAAACAGTAGTGGAGTATGCGACTACGTTGCCATCGACATGCAAATCGCCATCGGCCTCAAGTTTCATCCTGTGTGTTGAAGCACCCGATTCACCCAAGTAAACATTAAATGAATTGTCTGTATCACGAAGATACATCAGGTTTGCGTAACCTTGACTTTGGCTGTCGGGGTCGCCAGTAGACCATCCACACCCACCACCATCGTGGTAGGAATACATCGGACGGGTGCCACCAGTAAATTTCACAGCCGAAAGATTACTTGATGAAACGTCAAGTGTTTTGCTTGGCGAACTCACGCCGATGCCTACACGATTATTCGTGCTGTCAACATACAGCGTGTCAGTGTCAACAGTCAGGTCCCCGTTAATTTCTAAGCCATCTAAAAGGTCAGATATCTGTCTTGATTTAGTCATTGTCTGCCTCCAGCTTTAAGATTGTTTTCAGGGTATCTGTGTCAGGTGCGGCATCAATGTCGCTTTGCATAGTCTCATACTTTGTTCGAATAGCAACCCTTGCGCTTTCTGCAGCTTCTGCTTCAGCAGGAATGGTCGCCTTAATGTCTAGCGGAGCAAACTCTTTTGCTCGCTCCTCACGCCGAACCTCGTGGGCAATTTCTTTTGCTTTGTTCATGTCAACAGTAATCATTACTCTGCTCCAGTCCCGTCAGTTAGTTCGCTATCCTCTACAGTCCAGGCATTACGGAATGTGCGGTCTGTTGGGATGTCAGCCACATCAACAATTTTGTAGGCCAGTCCAGCAGGAACGTCTTTGTCTGCAATCTGTTGAATTGTTAAAGAGGCCAGTGCCTCCTCTGCTGGGATGATGACACACAGGCCACCGTCTTCTGATTTATATATAATTCGCTTCATCGTTTTAATTCCTACCTAACAACATTGACAGCAACAATACTACGGTCAGACCAAATAATAGTTGAACTACCAAGGCCACCGCCTCTAAGCCTCACTCTAGTGGTAGAAGGAGCGGTTCCGTCTTCATAATAAGAAATCCAGCCACCTCTATTGTTCCCATCTCTGGAAGCATTAGCTTGAACTGAGTAGTTAGCATCAGGCATAGCAGTGGTAAAGTTTACAAAATAATCACCAGTGCCATTGTCTGTGATGCTACTTACATTACCGCTAGCTCGAATAGACACGACACCAGTTCCATTGAAATTTACCCACGCTCTTGCAGAATAACTTGGAGCAGACCCTGTGGCAGTTGATAATTCACTTGGTTCAGGAAGATTTACATAGGTTGTAGGGGTTAAGCTACCATTAATAATTACGTTACCATTAACAGTGCCGCCAGTAGTTGGCAAATAATTAGCTACTTGAAAAGACTCATAAGTTAAAACTTCTACTTTATCGTTTGCGACTGCAGCGTCTACCAATACAATACTAGAGCCTGTTTCGGCTGCATAGTCTGTAGTCGGAGTAAGAAGAACACCGTTAACATAGACATCTACATTGTTTGTAGACTCGTAAGACAACACCTGCCCATCAGTTGCAGTTGTAAAAGTATCCTGTGCCGTTACTGCTGTATACAAATAACGAACTCTTGATATAGTTGTTTCTGGCGAAGCTCCGATATATGATGTCATTAAATTAATACCTCTGGTTTATCGGGCCAAGTTACAGATGTAGGGAAAGTAGCCTGCTCTGTTATATCTAGTAAAGATGTTCTATAAGAAATAATACTAGCTTGTTCTGGTTCCGTTAACTCCGCCCACCGAAGAGGATTAGAAACAACAGGGTCTATCGAAGAAACCAAAATGTTGTTGCGTTCAGCCCTTACGTTTGCCTCTTGGTCTTTGGTTGTGGAGACGGAAGATTTTTCGGTTGTCCCGTCTGAGTTTACCGTGTCATGTTCATTATCTAAAGCAATTTGCCACTGCTCATCAGTAACCTCAACATTAGGCTCTGGAATTACATCGTGGACATCTGTGCAATACCAACCTAATAGCTCATTTGTATTTAAATCTATATGTGCGTATTTCATTTTAATACCCTGTCGCTATATAAAAGATAGGCTTTGCTACGTTACCACCACCTGTTGTGTATCTTACAGTTGGAGTAAAAGAAGAGGTGTTAAAAGAGGTTACATATACATCATACCAAACTTGTCTACTAGTTGCCACAACACTTGTGCAGTTACTTGGAAAAGTAGTAGGAAAACTTCGTGCGCTAGGGGTAGTTGTTGAAGTTACTCTACCCCATTGGATAATTAAACCATTGCTAAGTTTTATATACCCACTGGACGAACCATTGGAGCTAGCGGTGTTTGTTAAAACGTCTTTTCCTCCAATGGTTACATCACCATTGTTTTCGATGCGCATACGTTCTATACCAACCGTATAAAGGCCAACCGTCCCAGCAGCGTTATTAGCTTTCAGTGCAATTTGATGTGGAACAGTCGGATGACTTGCGCCATATCCGATAACAAACTTATCGGTGTCGTTGGTATCTGTTATAAACCTATGAATA